GTTTCTTAGGAAACCACTCCCAAAGGCCAAGGAAGTTGCTTTAAACTAGAGGAACCAGAGGCCCTCCGGGGGGCCTACTGGTATAGCTCTATGGAACAAAATCCCGGAGCAGGACGACCTGTCTTGCTAGGACTCGATCATATCAAAACGGTCGGGTTCCTTCCTTGGAACAAGGTCCCTGATCCTGAACTCAACTATGCTCAGATCTCTGATCCCGAATGTGAAATTAAAATGCGGGAGGGGGGAATCAAAATTGATAGAGATTCGCATAGGGTCATTCGTCCAACAATGGCTGGTTGCTTCAATGCAACAAAGCGGTTTGACAAAGACCCAGATGCAATTAATGTTGATGATGGTATCTTCTCAGAGGCGTTAGAAAGAATGTTAGATCATTATAAACCTTACTTTGATACTTGTCCTTTGATGGAAGAAGAAAAGATGGAATGGAATTTTAAGTCATCTTGTGGTCATTACTTTAAGTATATGTTTGGCCTAAAGCGTACAGATGAGATATTTGCTAGTGCTGCATATATCGATGAGTTGCGGAAGTTTTCCGATAACCCCATCTATCCTACGCTTTGGACAGCTGCTTGTAAAGAGGAGCTGTTGCCCATGCAGAAAATTAAAGATAATATACCTCGAACTTTCATTATCCCTGATAAGAGGGAGCAATATCATGCCCAAAGGTTAATCGGTACTCAGCATGAGTTATTTCACATGCTGTCACAACGTAGCGATTTTGTGCAATCAGCTGGTTATGCTTTTCAACATGGTGGTTTTGCGCGCTTAATGGAGCTTTTCAAGAAGTATCCGATTCTCATGGCTGGTGATGTGTCCAAATGGGATGCCTCCTTAAAATGGAGGATATTCTATGAAGTCATATTACCATTGAGAACCGCGCTATATAAACCACCTACAGAAGCACCAGATGGTTCACTGTACACTTCCGACGAGAGAGAGCAGATGAGAATGGATTACAGGAGACAGCTCTTGGATCTTATGTACGACATGGTTCATGCTTATGTTGTTTTGCCTAATGGACAGGTTATTAAGACTTGCGGAGGCATGAAATCAGGATATTTTGGTACTTCAGATGATAACACTCTATATCATGAGTTTATAACTTATGTGTTGGATGTTATGTTTGAGTCACCTAGAGGTATGTGGTGGTTGATGTCTGATGATCATTTGGCTGGGCTGCTAACAGAGGATTTTACATCCTTTGAGCTTAGAAAAACGGTCTATAAGATGTTCGACCTAGATCTAAAGGAGGCTGCTGATTTAGTTACAGCCTCACCTGAAGGTCAAACCTTTCTAGGGTTTAAAGCAAAATATGACAGACATTATGGCTGTTATGTGCCTACTTTTGACACTACAAGGTTGGTAGCGATGATGATTCACCCATCATCCTACCCCACTCCAGCCCGAAGATTCATGCGTTTAAATGCCGCTAGGATTTTGGCTTACTTTACTCCATTGAGAGATAAGTTTGCCAATTTAACCATTCAGTTCTATACTCAGGGCGTCAAAAACGATATTAAGTTGGATCCAGTCTGTCTTGAAGATCCCGATATTGAGGAGTTGAGCACTCCTTGGACCAACAGAGAGGTTGAAAACCTTTGGCTAGGTCATGAGAGCAGTGAAGTGTGTGGGGTTGGTCTCTTAAAAATTTTAAGCATTCTCGAGAATGACGAAAACAGCTTCACAGAAAAGGAGAGCCCGTGCTCAGAAAAATGCCAAGGGTGGAAAACCCTCTGGACCCAAGCCTAGTACAAGAAAGCGCAAGGGTCCGGTCAGGATCCGCACTCCACGCAAGAGTGCAAAGGGTAGTCGAAGTGGTAATCAAGCCAAAGGAGGGATGGCAGCCACGTATGCAGAAAGCTTCTCAGTGAAGCAATTTATGCAGGCGGGGATGTCATTGAAAGGGTGTGACTTGTTGTATATTGTAAGTCCTACCGTTAGTCTTACTACGTCAACAGTGTTGGCCGAGTTTGACTTAAACCCCCTTGAGCTCACATCTTGTACTCGCTTGAAACAGTTTGCCCCTTTATGGGACAAATTCAAGTGGAAAAAGTTGTGTGTTACCTACAAGGCGGCATGCGGTACGGACACTCAGGGTCTGCTAGGACTTTCAGCAGATCCTGATAAGTTAGACGGCTATTCCCATTTAGATGGGTTAGTCTTGGATCAGAAATGTTCTGCGTCATTGCACAACATATCTTCACCCCCTAACCTCCCTTTCTTTCTGTCTATTAGTGATAAGAAGTTCTTTGGAGGCACTAGATTTATGGAACCTAAGGCCGGTTCAGATCCTCGTATGTACACCGCTGGTAAGTTAGTATTAACTAATCAGGGTGCACTCACTGCGGGGACCTATGGTCGGTTTTACCTTAATTGGGAGATAGAGTTCGAAGAACCTAATATCGACGATCTTGTTGACCAAACAATTGGTATTGCTGAAGCAGTCAACAGTGCATATGTTAGTGTTACTTACCCTTGGGGTCAGTACACTGCTATGAAGACTGCAGCAGCAAATCTTGCCGTTGTTCAGGAAACAAACTACGTTGGTTTTTCTTCGGACGCTACTCTGGGTTCGGTCATTACATTTAGGAAGCCTGGAAACTATTTGTTAGCTATGGGGCGTACTGGTGTTGGTCAGACAACCGGCGCCTTTACTCCTACGAGTTTGGTCAATTGTACATTCACGTGGGATTTGGACCTTGGTTTTGGGAGTGGACCTAACTTCGCGGTGGCCAATGCGGGTGGTACAACCTCCATGTGGATAGCTGCATTTAATGCAACTGAGCCTGGAGCATACATCAATCGCATCACCGATGGAGCCGTTACTCACACTACAGCTTACACTTTTGTGGCTTTCGTCGCTGAAAGCCCGGAGCCTGATTTTGTCCTTCAAAGTCAGGTGGTCAACATGTTAGCGTCGCTCTTTAAGGGAACGTCGTTTAACTTGAGTGATCTTAATATTAAGACTCGTAAGCCTAAAGTGAACGCCATTGGACCAACAAGCCTCTCAGCTGGCACAATAAGTCAAGGCGATGGGCCGGCTAAAACAATTGAATACGCAAGCACTGGTTCCCTCTTGGGAACCGCTGTTGAGCCTATGGTTGTTGAAGTCTTGCCAGCCCAAAGCATGGCTAAAGATAAAAAGAATAAGTCGGCCAAGAGCGTCAAGCTCACGTTTGGCTCGGATACCGACGACTAATCCTTAAATATGCTTGATACAGAAATCAGTTATTTGCTTGATTTAGCCCGTCCTGTAGCAGGAAGGGATCCTTAGATTAAAAGGAAATCATAT